TGACCCACTAGATACTGGAGCACTAATACCACCACTAATACCTGTAATAACCCCAGAACTAAACAGCTCTCTAAGCGTTACAGCTCTGTCAAGCTTATCTCCTCTTAACCCTAGCCTTACTTCAACTGCATTCTTTACGGCTGATAGGAACCCATACAAAGCTCCCTGTGGTGGTTCTGGGATAGCTGGTATCTTAGTCTCTGACATTATAGGGAACCTAGATCCTTTATCGTATTACCTAAAGTTATAGAATCAACTGTGGTAGTACCTGATACTTGTATCTCATACTTATAGACTCTTGGGTAGCTAGGCAACCTAACTGGACTATTACTTGTAATAGACACTGCTGTCTGCTCAACCCCATCTAAAGTCAGTGTAAGTACTACAGGTTCAGCAACTGTATGATGACCTATAACCTGTACTGCTGAAAAGGCTAAAGGTTTATCTAACATTAACTCAGCAGATTTCCATGTAAACGTACCCGCGGTACCTTGTGCCCACTTAGTAATACTCGTACCCTGCGATATATACAGTGAATCCTCTTCTAATATATTGTGCCCCGCCGTAGCCGTATGAGTAAACGTAGTAAAGTCATTGCTGCTCGGGTCATATATAAACCCGCCAGTACTGTGGAAACCTACATACTTATCTTCCCAGTAATAGGCGTGGATTCCGCTAGGTGTAAGACTCTGCCAGTAGTCACGATCTATAATATCTCCTGTAACTAACTTAGCTCCAAAACTCTTAACTTGAACAATACCATCTGGTGCTGCATATAGAACGCTCTCACCCATGTCCACCATACTACGACTAGACACACAAGCCTGATTAACCTCTAGCTTAGTTTGCGTAAGTGAGTTAGGTGATACACCAGTAACTAGGTAAGGGTTGCCCTTAGTGGATACCACAAGTGTCTGTCCAACTGCAGCTAATCCCACTATGTCATAGTCTATAGTGATCCGATACTCTTCAGGCCAAGCATGTGGGTAGTAGGCTTCACTAAAACAAATCTCTTTACCTGTATACCCTGCCATAATGCCGTTAGCCATCATAGTAAGACCTTTGAGCGCACCTGTAGGGTAGGCCCAGTCATACTGGTATGTAGTTGATGAAACCGCTACTGTGTTGAATGGAGGTGGTGGAAGCCAGTTAGTGCTAGTAATAGACGCGGCTAGATTCTCTGTAAGCGTACCGTCTGTTATAACGCTGCCCGGAGTAGTCTCCGTCACATACTGATATGCTGCTCCAGTCGTACCTGTAGCTACACGGTATATACGCACCTTCGTTATGTTAGGTGTGGGTGCGCCCGTAGGAGTTGTAATGCTTGGCGTACTAGGAACTGTAACGGTCACTTCTTGATCTACATAATATATATCAATAAGTCCAGATGGCACACTAGGAGGACCTTCTTCATACTGGTCCGTAACGTAAGTACACACATATGCAGTAGTAATTTTATCTGAATCAGCTGGATCAGTATGCTCATCCTTTGTACTTGGCGTACCAATACCTGGTGCGCTAACCGGAGGTGGAACCCCAAGACGGCGTGTAGTATTAGGGAACGGTGCTACTCCAGTATTTAGTGAGGCATATGTCATCTCTGGAACTGCCCCACCACTAAGGTAAGTTCTGTTCTCAGTAGTCCCTGGTACTGCCCCTTGTACTACGCTATGCTCGTCGTTATCCTCAAACCATAAAGTACCAGCCCCATTAGGAAACCCATATAAACTTTTAGCAACAGCTGAAAATGTGCTACTCCCTGATGCTAACGGGGATTTTAACGGGTTTATTTTACCTGAGGTAAGGTCTATATTTGAGGCTATCTGTGCATACCCGCCCTGCAACTCTTTAGGATCTAACTTTGGGGATATACCTTTAAATAATTTAAATGATACCGAGGCCATTAGATGCCCCCGTATTGAACTGTGTGCATTGTCCTAACGCCGCCTGTCTCACTTTTAGTTGTAATTACGTCTATAAGATCACGGTACTCATCCCTATGATATCCCGCTAAAGACCCATCAGTCCACGGCTTATTAGCCATAGCAAATAGCCTCATAAGTGCCCCATGCCTGAAAGCATCAGAATACTCATTAAATATATAATCTTCAATCCGTTTAGCAGTCGTAGACGGTTTAAGCACTACCAGCATATCTAGTGCCTTACCCGCTACCGGAGTAGGTGAAAGTCTTATTACCTTAGGGTTAATCATCCCATAATACTGGGTAGCCCCAGATGTATAATTAATCAGCTTCTCATAAGGTTTTCCCACGAGGATAGTGCCACCGTACTCAACTCTGATAATCTCAGATACGACCGCCCCTGATGGAGGCTCCATATCATATTCACTATTAGTCGTGGTTATTATAGTATCCTGCTCGAACTTCCAGCAACGAGTCCGCTCACAGAAATCTATCGCTATATTGCGAACTTCACGGATAGCTAGAGCATCAACTACCTCTGGAATATCTATTCGTAGTTCATCGGCTAAAGTTTCAAATGCTACCTGTGCCATTTACGATGCACCTCTGGCGGCTATTCCCGCATTATAATTATCTAAATAAACTTTAGCATTAGTTGTACTGCCAAAATCTGTATCCTTTGCAAACGCTCTATACACCATATAATCTGTCATAAGTGGTAAGAACTCATCTGGGAGCTCTAAAGTATCGCCAGTAGCAGATACCTCAATAGGTAAAGTCGAATATTTTAGCTCAAGCCTAGTTGTCGTATTTACATTTGGGTATACATAGAAAACATCTGGGGATACTAAATCATACACATATCTTTCAGCTGTTGCTTTAGAATTAACCGCTGCTGTATGCCAACTTGTACTAATAATCCCGAGTTCGTCCTCTGTACTTAATAGCGTGACCCTATTATCTGTATCATGCGTATTACGCATAACTTTAAGAAGCCTATGGAAGTTACTTATTCCTGATAAACTCTGCTCGCTACTACTGGCTACCGGAGTAAACGAAGCTATAGTTGTATTAGCAGTAGGGATCTGAGACACTATATCACGCTGTGCATCACTGAGCCATCGTAGCATCTCATTATCTGTCCAATGCTTAACGCTACCTGTATCATTAAGCAGGTCTCGTACACGACTGATAACTGCGCTAGCTAAGGCCATTACATAGCTTCCCAAGCCGCATCACGCTGCGCAGTAGTTATATCCTTACCATAATACTCTTTTAATGTATCAAGCCTAGGCAAGCCCCTAGCTGTCAGCGGGTTACTCTCCTTATCCATCATATCTTTAAGCGCTGCTATAAGCTCCGCGCTAGCCCCATCAATGGGTTCATCTACTACCGCTGTAATTTGTACAGGGGTAGGTTCAGGACGGGCTCCTATGAGCTCCGCTCCTGCTGCAAGTGCCGCATCAACAAGACTATCGTCAATATCAATAGGTCGCCTAGAGGGTATATATCCTCTTTCTACACCGTTGGTAAATCTAATACCTAATCTTGAAAATAATAATGCCATTATGCCACACCTTAAAAAAATAGGGACAACACCAGAAAAGACCAGTGTTGTCGGTTTTCCACATCACCAATGAGGAAACTTGGTGGCCCCCGCTAAACCAATAGGGAGGGCCATTAGGGTTTTACGCCTGTACCTCACTAGATCTACCATCAACATAATACTCAACTACTAGGCGTGCTGCACCAGCAGTAGCCGTAGAGTTCATAGTAATATCAATAGTATCAGCCGCAGTATACTCATACCCTGTTAAGGTAAGAGCTGTGCGCCCAGTAGTTACTGCAACAGCAGTTGAAGTATAACGGTCGTCGTCACCACCATCACCTACATCTAGTGTAGCGCCTGTAGAGAAAGCAGTGTCAACTACGACAAAACCTCCTGTTACAACCGCACCATTAGGTAGGTCAATAGCAGCTTCAGCAGAACCATTAGTTAGCGAAGCAAACGTGAAATCCACATCTGCAGTAAGTGTAGTCTGACGACCAGCATCTTTAGTAATTGCCATGATAGTTCTCCATTAAATAGCAGTATCGACTGCGATTAGACCGAAGTCTTCAACGCCAGAATCGATGATTGAATGGAACTTAGGTTTCAACATACCCATAATCTTAGAGGTACTAATACCTTTCTGATTATTATAGTCGAAATCTTTCTCGTCCCAAGAAGGTTTGCCAAGGTCAGCCATAGCGAGAGCCTGAGCTCCACACATAAGAACTCGTTGACCCTTAACGCCCCAAGCACCTTCACCAGTATCAGCTGATGCTGCTGGAGTTAGTACGTGGCTATATTCATGAATCCACATACCGTCTACTAGCACAGAAGTTGAACCAGCAAAGAGCTCATTCTTAGATCCACGAACACCAGCGTTACGAACGTTAGCTAGGTAGTCTGAATCAAGTTTAAGTTTAGCCATACCCTGTGGAGACATAAAGACGTGGAAAACTTCCTCGCCGCCGCCTGCACGAATACCGCGGATAAACTTATCTTTAGCCTTAGCTTTCATCTCGACAAGCATAGCATAACTAGGAGTATCAGCTGCGCCTACTGCAGTAACATCGCCAGTTGAAAGTCCATTAGTCGCATCCCACTGGAAGTGACGATTAGCTGTAGGTGCGCTTACATCTGAAGCGAACTCAAGACTAGCAAGACTAGACCCTGAACGTGCTACGCCACTAGTAGTATAATTAAAACCAACGCCTGACATAGTCAAGAATGCCATCTGATCCATACGATCTGACAACCAATATGCTAATGCATCACGTGAGTTCTCACGGAAGTTAACGATAGTTTTCTGATCAGCCATACGACCTGTAGTACGATTCGCGTGACGGATTTGGTCAATGCGAATTACTTTATCGTATGCCTTGATCTGCTCTTCGTTACCTTCAAGTGTATTATCACCTACAGTACCGTCGCCTTCAAGATCAGTTAAAAGTGTGATGACCGCTTGGTCTCCACGCTCAGTTTTAGTAAGCTCACTAATACGCTGAACCATAGCATTAGAGCCTGATCCTGCAAATTTATTAATGAAAGAGTTATTACGTGCATATTTCCATAAGTCACGTGACCATACTTTCTTCTGTTCAGAAGTTAGTGCGGCAAAGTTAGTAAAAGCCATTTTGCTTTCTCCTATAAAGTTAAAATAAAAAACTAAGGATGGCGGCTCCTATTAACTGTAAATTTTACGCCCAAAATATATTTTACTTGCCCAGTATAACAAGAACTACTTTGGTAGTTAATCTAAAGAGGCTCGACTCTCCGTGCTTGCGAGGTGTTTAATAACACTACTATTACATTAAAGAATAGTAGTGTCAAGTACTATTTCACTTACCCTGGTACAAAATCCCCTCTGAGGTCATGGTACGTATCGGGTTCTTTATCTACGAATGCCGAAAACTGCGCGTCGTCCATAGACATAACGTCCGGTATGTTACTCTTCCCCGCAGAAGCTCCATTCATACCGCCTGCAGTAGGTGGTTGCTTAGCCGATGCCGCTACTTTTTCCGCGACCCTACTTTGTACAGTCTTTGGAGTAGCCCCACCTAACGCTACGGGAGCCACAGTTTGAAGCATAGTCTCGGCTGCCATCTGGATAGCATCTGATCTTGTATACCCTTGGTTAACATATCCGGCAAACATCACATTTGTTCTATCAACCAAATCTCCGTTAAAACCTGGGCTAGCCTCATCAAAAACATTATTCGATGCTACTAAACGTGCAGTAGCTGCATCAAAATCACGCTGCTCTTTAGCTTGATTTAACGTACTGTTTGACTGATACGCAACATCTGCTTGATACTGCTGCTTTTCAGCGTGTCTAATCTCCGCCCTAAGCGTACGAGCTTGTTCCTTATCTCCATCAAGAATAGCATCTGCATATAGTTCTTCTTTAGTATCGAAATCAAATTCACTCTGTACTCCAGTAGGTTGTGACTGCTCATACTCAGCAAGTTTAGCTTCAACCGCACGCCGTTTTGCCAACTCTGCATCAAGTCGAGCTTTTGGTATCGTAGCTGGTTCTGGTTCTGGTTCTGGTTCTGGTTCTAGAGCTTCTTCAACAATCAGCTCTTCTTCTGATTTAGGTTCATCCACCGCTGGGATGTCTTCTACCTCTTCTACTACTATGTCGCCTCTATCATCTTCAACTGGGATAGCCGCAACGTCATTCTCCGCATCAAACGGACTTAATTCTTCATTACTCATTATAAACTCCTATAGGTGATGTAAATTTTAGCCGCTCTTACTGCTACCATTAACTGCGGCCAGGGTTAATCTCGTTCCAGCATCAGTAGATGCTTTCTGTATATTAGCGTCCGTATGAAGTTTAGCTAGTTTTAGTTTATTAGCTCTCTCCTCACGGGCGTTCATTAATGTCTGTTCAAGTTTATGAATTTCAAGCTCTAGGTCATCGCCATCGGTTTCGATATCGCGTACTTTAGCATTTGTTAGCGCTGCCTGTGCATTAATCTGAGCAATCTTACCTTCTGTCTCTGCCATCTCGAGCTCAAGCAATCTAGCTTCCATCGCCTCAGCCTGCTCCTGTACCGCACGCTCTTCTTCAGTAGGTGTACCCTGACCATTCATCTTACGTATACGTTCAGCCAGATTCGATTTCTGTGACAGATGTGAGTACTCAATAATAGCATCATCAGGGATCATAACACCTACAGTACGGAGGTTCAACGCCTCTGCGAACTGTGACTCATCAAATGTATCGCGTGCAGGCTGATTACTAATAACCACATCGTACTCGCCTATAGTAAGATTATTAATAATCTCACCTGTAGCCGGATCTGGGGCATTAATACTAATCGCTTCCCCCTGTTGTTCAGGGTGTGCCATATTACCACGGGTAATCTGTATCACGCGGTGCTCATTATAGAACCGTTGTATAAGCTGTAACATATTCTCAGCAAGGAAGTGTCTAGTACGGGCCAAGTTATCAATCAGTGTTTGGATCTGAACCGATCCACGCTGAGTCTTCGCCTCAAGTGCTACACCTGAAACCTCTGCCGGACTCTGCCCCAACATAGCGTCAGATATACCGGAAATCTCTTTAATATTGTTTGCCGCTTTTGCTGATATGCGATCAAGCCCTGATGGGATTTGGTTAGCTTGTATCTTAGTAGGCTCTTGTGAACCCTTATTAACTTCGATTACAAGTCCAGTCTCAGCCCCACGGGTCTCTAACTCACCAACAGTCATATTAGCTAACGATCCGCGCTCAACAACCCAACCGGAGTTCGCAGCACTATTAACTACGTGTAACTCTTGGCTCGATACTTTATTTAACTGTTCTTGTGGCGATATAAGGTTACGAACCATACCAAATGGCTTACCACGTCTAAAGTACGGGAAGAACGGTATAACAGTAAAACTCTCATACGGTGACCAGTCATCGTGTAGTACTACGTTATCAGCACTTACTGTCCATCGTATCTGCCGAATAGGTTTTTTCTTCAGCATTAACCCGTTCACCTCGGCGAAGTACTTTATACGCTTCATATCCTTACCCTCTGGGACCTGGCGTGTATCACCGGTCTCAGGGTTAATGAAATGCCACGCCATATGGATCTTACGGTGCTGGCGCTCAATAATACGTACCATACGGATAGAACGATTAGCCTCTTCATCTACGTAGGTATCAAAATCATTTGGCTGCCCAAAGTTCCGGTCTTCAAATACAATAGTATCTTCCCCAAACTCCGAACGTGATGCTACAACGTTCCTAAGATCTTTAGCCGCTTTCTTACCATACGTCATCTCTACTTCATCGAGGCTAAGCCATCTAGTAGTAAACACTTCGTTCCAAGTAGCTGGATCGTATTCCTTAGCATCTGGATCAAGTACTACATCTAATGGATCAAGAGATTTAATCTTAATCTCTCCCTCAATATGATCATCGAAGTCTATACGTATATCGTAGTACCCGCGATCTTGGATAAGTCCATCAGCAAATATAGACGACTCAACCCAATCAAGTTTATTGTTATCTCCGATCTGCATCGCTAACTTAGTGAGGGTGTCAGCTGTTTCCTGCGTAGCACCTCTCCTAGGCTTAAAACTAATCTCACCTCTAGAACGTGCCTGTTCCCCTAATACAGTATTAACTGTGGTAAGGATAGTATTAATCGTTAACGCTGGTTTTCCCTGCGCGTTAAGTTTATCTATATCTTTCTTTTCCCATTGTTCACCCGTATAGAACGCGTCACACTTCCGTGCGATATCCACATAATCTAAGTGCCCAGCATCACGCGCTCGCGTATATCGCTGATAGTTATATTGTGCTATCTTACGTTCATCTTTCATACTTAGAATTCCCAAGCTTCCTTAACAGGGTTGTCATAATCTGTAGTCCTTAGGAACCCGCCGCTACCTGTACGTATATACTGCCCGCTACTATCACGGGCAATAGTCGGATCAGCTGGTTGCCCCATCTCTACTACAGGTGGGCGAGTATTCTGTGCTGGTGCTATCGGTGCAGGAGGTGCCGGTGCAATATTTTGCGGCATTGTACCTAACCCGCCTCCACGCACCTCTCGATCTATAATTTCCTGTTCTGCATCGGCTGATAACTGATCCTGTGCCCTAGTTCGGGCAGCCTGAGCCGCTGAATAGTTCGGGTACGACTCTCCGTTAAACTTAGGCCAGTATTTTTTAGATAGACGGTCAGCATTTTCTGCTTGAACACGTTGTTGTTCAGCTAGTGCTACCTCGTCTTTTAAATTAAACTCATTAGGGTTTCGTACATAATCTAACGGTCTATTACCGGTAACAGCATCGAAAAATGTTAAATCCTCCTGCTGCTGTGGAGGAGGGGGTGTCTCCCACGCATTAGGTGGTGTAACCCCTAAAGACGACGGGTATTTACTAGCCTCAAAGTCCCCAACTATCGCATCCGCCTCCCCGCGCGGCATCTCTTGTAACTGAACCCGGTTTATTGCTGTTGGGTGCATCCCTGAAGAACGTGCAAAAACTTTAAACTGTTCTCTATTGTCGAACACGTAGGGTTCATCTCTTATCATTGCTAAAAACGCCATTCTATATCTCCTATGCAGTCATCGCTGATTTACGTCCACCAAATGAACTTGAATATCTATTAAGCTTATCTTTCCACGAAACTACTGGTTTGTCAATCCTTTTTTCTGGGGCACTGAGTTCTTCGAGTAAAAGACCCGCATATGCTAAACAGTCACATAGGTCATCGTGAGTACCAGCTGGGAACTGCAACATCTCAGTCGTGAGCGTATGTAGCCATGGCGCGTGTCTTGGGAAGAACACTTTCCCCTGCTGAATACGTCCCTGAATGGATCGCGCCCTTAACTCTTTATCCCGTCGTCCCGGTAACTGCTCGTGGATATATAACGAGTACGCTTTCCGTTCGCGGATACGTTTATTGAGAAACGGTCCTAGCGCCATCTGCATATGCGTGCGCTCTATACCCGTAGCTATCGGTTTCCACTGCTCGTACTGATCGATGATTTTCTCCACGATCTCCATAGCGTCCATACGCTCACGAACTATATCTAATACATAAATATTTTCATTCTGATCCAGCCCAAACACAACGCTCGCTGTATAATCGTTAGTCTCTTTCTGCCCCAACGCTAAATCCCAAGTTGCGTACACATTCAGATTATCCGGTTTAACTTTATCTGGAGACTCACTATCTGACGATGTCTGCCAGTACTTAAAGAACTCCTTTTTAAAATAGGCACCCTCATCTAACGTAGGGGTCTGCTGATACAACGAGGCCCAGTTCCGCTCATTACCCGGAGCATTCTTAATCATGTTCAACTGATCTAACGGGTACCTTTCTGGATGCAACGCTTCACCCGACTTACGGTACTTCTCGTCCTCCGTAGCGATAGCAGGATACATAACAACATCCCATTTCTGAGTAGGTATCCCTAACTTCTTAGCCTCTGCCTCCTGCTCTAACAGTCTCCCGAACAGATCATCGTGATGCCAGCGGGTCATAATAAGCAAACACCCTGCTCCCGGAGCTAAACGAGTATAAGCTGTAGTGTTCCACCAGTTCCACGCCATCTCACGGTTAGTTGTACTATTCGCATCCTCAAAGTTCTTAATCGGATCGTCCACGATCATAACGTGAGCACCACGACCAGTAAGCGGTCCACCAACACCCGCTGCGGTGAACGCTCCGCTCTCTGTTGTCTTCCACTTCGCTACCGACTGGGAATCTGGATCCAACTTACTCTCTTTGAATACGGTCTTATAACTCTGCTCCCTAAGGATAGTTCGTACATCTTTAGACATATCCATAGCTAAGTCAGCTGAGTACGAAGACATAATAATCTCCATCGCTGGATGGTTACCTAAGAACCAAGCAGGGAACATAACCGATGCTAGTCTGCTCTTTCCATGGCGCGGGGGAGCCATAATCATTAGTCGTGGTGATTTCTTGTCAATTACATCTTGTGCGAACTGTTCAAGCTTATGGCAGAGATCTTTGTGGAACCACCCTGCATCATAGTCGGTCTGCATCCGCTGTACAAACGGTAGCAACCTCCTACGTGCTAATGCTCTCCTCGCTAACTCCTGCTCTTGTATCGATTTGACCCGATCTTTACTGAGGCATCTATCGCATACTGCCGGGTCGTTGTCTGTCTGCTTACCGCAGTCTGTAGTTTGACACAGGGACATATTACTTCAAATCTGGCATAACATTGGCTCGCCTACGCTCCATTAATAATAGCTATTAACTCATCATCCGACAGTTCTTCCATCTGCTCTATTTTAGTATAGTTAGCTGATACTGTCACTGTCTTCTCGGGTTCGTACACACCGTGCATCTTACCTAGCTCACGGATAGCGGCTACCTCTTCAGTTGAAGTTGCCGACTTACGATGCGCCTCGAACAGCATCGCCGTTAACTTATCTCTCGACACCTTATGTTCTATTAACGCCTCGTTCTCATAGAAATCTAAGTTACCCGCTACAGCATCTGTCTTCATCCACCGTAACGCCGTTGCGCGTGTTATCCCCGCAGCGTTAGCCGCAGCGCCAACGTTATGTAAATTAGCGTAACTATGTACAAACGCTTGTTGCTGCCGGTCAAGTTTTGGTAAATTATGTAAATATTGATCTGCGTTCATGGATTCCATAGTGCTAATATACCATAAAAATTATTTTTTATTTTTTTATTTTTTTATTACTTGCCAAAAAATTTTTATTGCTTGCCAAAAATTTTTTACGGTTTATCAAAAAATTTTTATTGATTATCAAAAAATTTTTATTGATTATCAAAAATTTAGCTATTTTTTACGGTTTATAACCTCCTGTCTACCCTTCCCCCACCGCGATTATACGAGGGGGCCAATCCGGATTTCAAATCTTGACTCCCGATTCGGATTCCATCAGCCCAATAGGGGACCCATTGAACGAACAACCTTTTTGTTAAGCGATAGTCGGCATTTCGTCGGCTCAAATTGGAGATACAAATGATTACATTAATAGCTAAAAAGTTTAGGGTTGAGAGTTCATGTGGCTGCGGTTGTGGTGCTGAAGATGTTTGGTTGGAGGATTATAGTCTCGTCCTCCCAACAGCTATGATCTCGTTGGGCGCGTGGATAGTCGAGGCCATAAACAGTGCGGCAGAGGCCGAAATGGCGGAACACAACGCGTACTACGCCTGGGAGCACGGGCGAGAAGAGGCAGAGTGGGTGGAGCGCGTCCGCCCTGAAGTACTCGCGGTGCGTGAAGCCAGAGAAGAGGCTAGAGCAGAAGACGCTCTTATCGAGGCTATAAGAATAGCACGATTTAAGCAGAACGCCCGATTAGAGCAAGAAGAGATATACGCTCAAGGAATCTCGACCCCCCATAGTGCCCGAAGAGACCGTAAAATGCGAAACCGGTCAGGGTTAAAACGCCGGCGCATCTAACCGGGAAAATAACACTAACGATAAAGCCGTTAGTGTTATTTTTTTTCAAACAACTGCCAACTGCTACCACCATTAACAGCGCTGGTGGTAACAGATAAAAGCCTTTTTGTTAAGCGATAGTCGGCATTTCGTCGGCTCAAACTGGAGATGTAACATGAGTAATGATAACAATGGTGTAAAAATGGTTCTAGAAACTAGTAAAGGTGCCCTAACCGGCGGTGTTAAGCTCGACCAACAAGTTGTAGGGTTAGCGCTTAAAGGGCTAGACTCAAAGATACTAATCGGCGGTGAGTGGTACGATGCCGAAAGATCGAACGATGTCGGGCGCGGTAATGCTAACTACAGAGTTTTCGGTAGAGGCATAACCGCATTTGTATATTTGAATCGCAGGGATAAGAAGCATTTGAATTACGCGATGATATATGAGTGGGATGACCAGCAAGTACCTGTCGCTAACCCGTTCTAACCGAGGAAAATAACACTAACGATAAAGCCGTTAGTGTTATTTTTTTTCAAACAACTGCCAAAAGCTCTCAAACAACTGCCAAAGCCTAAAAGCAAGAGTTGGGGGGGAAATGGCATGGGCGCTATCAATGGAAATGGCATGGGCGCTATCAATGGAAATGGCATGGGCTGCATACCACCATTGACAACTAAAAATAGACATAAGACAAGTGTTTATAGGCAGTGACAGTAGTCAGCCCTGCCCATCCAGTGCCCCTAACCTCTCCGTCACGCTCTGCGCAGCACCTCCCCCCTACCCTAGCCTTCCTTTTTTGTCAACGCCCTTCTCCGGCTCTCCTATGTGGTTTGTGGATTTTCGGCTTTTGCTTTTTGTTGTATGAGTGTTGACATTTCGTTGACATAAACTCACTCATTTTTATTTAACGCAACAGGAGTTATATTATGAAGAAGTCTATAAGTTTGAATAAGGTTAAAGATATTATTACTGGATTAGAAGAAGATTTTAATCTTGATGATGAGGTAGTTGTTGATTATGTAGTTGATGTTGATAACATGATTAGTAACTATGTTGATAGATATGGTTACTCTAAGGAATCCTTCTTAGATTTGATAACAATGATTGTTGACCACGGACACCACCAACCTGAGTTTATTTATAAGGTGATTGAACTTTATAACAAGACACACTTGGTGGATAACAACTTGTATAAATAATGGAGATACACAACATGAGTACGAAGATAAAATGGAGAATATGATGAATAGAGCATTTAAGAGAAAGCAACAGCGGGAAGCACGGAGATTACAGCTGGTTAGGGGAACGACAATGAGTTGTTTCTTGTATCAAGATCCGCTAAAGATCTTGATAGCATTAGAGGGTAACAAAGAACCGAGATCAACAGTATCTCATAACACTAACAGTGACGAAGTCACTAAACCATTATATATTAATTATTAAAGGAGTCAATTATGACTAAAGTAACAAAAAAGAAAGATGTGAAATATGTAACTGGGTACGATTTGAATGAGTTAAGCAATGTACCTGGATTTGATGTATTAACCCGAAACATTGTGAATAACGCAGTGTTTAAAATGTTTATGAAGGCACAGGCCTATGTTAAACAGAAGGAGAGAGTTGAGCGTCTACAGAAGTATGGTATGGATGTCGATAGTCGAGTGGATAAAATCGAAGAGATCCGAAGAGAGATTCAGCATTATTATTGGATTGGGCAAACTGTCGCACCATTCGGACGGGAATTCGATAAAATTAATAAGATGCATATATCGACGGTGCATATTCCTGATTTAGTCATCGAACGAGCTGAAGCTGATCTAGATAAAACAGATAAGCCGAAGATTTTAGCTGCTCTAGTAAAAGGTATTGAAGTTATAGAAAGCCTGATGGATGGTATAGAGCCAATACCTAATCGACATGACAACGCTTTCGAGAATGAAGGTGGAGTCGACGGTGTGATATTCACAATGATCGAACAAGCGATAGATTGGGTACAACCACCAAAGTTTGGAGTAGACCCGACTTATGAGCAGGCAACAATGTTCTCATTCTTCGAAAATAACTACGAGCGAGATGTACAAGAACTCGCACCGTTTGTTAAGCATTGGAAGGAGATGACTATAGGCGTAGATAAAGCGACTGAGTTGAACGGAGGATATACTTCAGTAGATCTTACCGAGCATACGAGTGGTGAATCGGTAGAGAGAAGAGCCGCCTAAGTGGCTAAGGCAATTAATAGTTAGATTAGCTATCAGTGAAATACTGGTAGCTAGACTGACTATTTTTTTATTAGCCTCCATGGGGTCCGCTAAGTGCTTAACTATTGCCTCTAAGTAATAGTTAAGCACTTTTAGCTTTTATAAAGTGGTAAATCTACTTGTTCTCTGTACAGTTAACGATAGAAAAGTAGCAACCGCGCTTAACAACAGTAAAAAAGTATAAAAAGCGCTTAACTTTAGAAATCCGTCTTAGGCTAAGACGTAAAATTAGCCTCATGCCGCCAATTGACAACCTAAAAAATGACATTTGACAGCAAAATAAGCTGGTCACTTATAAAAATGACCATTTCTAACAATAAACACCGCAAATCTCAGAGCAACACCGGACGGTTTCGCCCTTTTTAGGCTTTTTGTAGTCCTAAAGCATTGATAATAAGCAATATCAACTAAAAATCCCACTCTCACATCCTTTTTTTAAGTCGCATCCCGTATATATATATTAAATGTAATTAAAAAATTTTAGACGAAATTTAACTAAACTATCTTTTTTTGCTGTTTAAGCACCTTGCTTCATACTTACTGTTGTTAATTCAACCACTTGCGGTTAACCTCATTTCTGTAAGGGTATTGTTAATAACTAGATTAAACCTCGGTAAAGCAATAACTTAGCCCCAACACCGCAAATAAATGGATGCGGTGTTACCGATAGTTTTGACATCCCATTTTCATTATGTTAAAATACCTATTTTCACTGTCCAGAGGCCACTATCCATGATCCTAACTGTTATAGACACTGTATTACCACTTACAAAGAGTTATGACCAAAAAACAAAGAAATTATCGAAAACCCCCAATGTGCCATTCCGAGTATCATCCCAAGAGGTAGAATATACCTCGATAGAAGAGCTTCACCCATTATTACAAGAGGTAGCCGCCCAACAGAATGTCATTTTAATTGGCCAATTTAAGCGAAAGTTAGAGAATGAGTCCCGGGCTAAAAAGACTCAATCGGTATCCCCCAATGAATTATTAGTCATAGATGTAGACAAATATACACTATCCAACCACCACGATGTAGAGAATTTACCCCAAGCGTTTATAGAAACACTACCATCTTATTTCCATAATGTGTCATTTATATGGCAATATTCAGCTTCAGCTTATGTAACCGAAGACCCGTATATACTATCAGGTCACCTGTTTTTCCTCCTAGATAAGCCGATGGCACCCAATGTAAAGAAGTATTTCCTCACCCAATTAAACTTTAATCAGCCGTTTAAGCAACAATTAACACTGTCAGGCACTGGCAGAAACCTTCATTATGTAATAGATCCCACTTTAGCAGAGAACTCAAGGATAGTTTATATAGCCCCACCTAACAATATGCCCGCCACCACACCTCAAAGACCTATAACGCTATCGATACGATCCAGACCAACGGTGTCATTACCACCAGATCTCCCCGGTGTTGAGTCAATAAATCAGGAGAAAGAGGCGGTAATTAAACAATTACGCACTGATACAGGTTTAAAAAACCACCCAAAACTATTCGCCACTACTTATAATGCCCTCAACGATGTAAAGGTACTATCACATCCCAGTGAAGGGGCATTAACATTAGTAGATATAGATGATACATATATCCGTATGAATTTAAATAACGGTGACTCGAACTCATACTGGGCGTATAAATCCAACCCTGAGTTAGTTCGTTGCTTTAAAACAGATGATGCGTTCTTCATGAGCGATGTAGACGCACCGTTTTTAAGAACGCTTAAAGAGTTAATTGAACAGGAGATACAAGAGACAGAAACAGATATATTAAACTCTGATAACGGTGTCACTGATGATATAACGAAATTAGGCCCTATGTATCAGCCGGACGATAACAATATGATAGTATTCGGGTTTTATTCAAAACGATCAGATTCAATACAATCCTGTGAATATAACACCTCCACTAACTCTGTGGTAATGTATCAGCACTCGTCAACAGAGCGGTTAGAAATGGCATTAGCAGATAATAATAGGGCACTACCAGATTCCAAAGAGATGCCAAACTGGAACCCTGTATTCAACCCAACTGATTCACATATTGTTAACTTTAAAACACATGAAATTAACAGTTTCCGCCCTAACGCGGTACTTAACACTCCAGCTCTAACCCTCCCAGCATCCACCTCCACCTCCATAGGTTATACCAATCCCACTGACACTGTCAAAACATTAGCTAAGCTCTGCCCAACTATATATTTTGCGTTAAAGAATGGCGTTGGAACACCACCAAGAGAAGAGTCATCAATAGAATTCGAGCACTTATTGAATTGGATATCATATATTATACAGACCCGTAAGAAAACGAAACGGGCGTGGTTATTACAGGGCACAACTCAGTCAGGCAAATCAACATTAGTTAGTCAGATATTTGCACCTATATTCTCTGGTAAACACGCCCAATTGCTAAGATTTAACCAAATAACAGATGAATTTAACGCTGAGTTGGAGCATCTGATTGTGATGGGGTTAGATGAGGTGAAGTCAGAGTCGAAACAGCACACTGCCGCTATGGAGGGTATGAAGAACTTAATAACTGAGCCTGAGATATCCGTCCGAGCAATGAGGCAGAACAAGAAAACGATTAAGTCCTATTCGAACTTTATCATGTGTACTAACCACACGGACGCGTTTAATTTAGGTACTGGTGAGGAGTCCCGTTTTAATATATGTCCGTGGCAGAAGCACTCACTTAAAAAAATAGCCAACACAATGCCAGAGCTGTTCTCACTCCCACCTAAAACAACATATGAGGAAGCTATCGCTAAAGAACTACCTAACTTTGTATCGTTCACTAAAGCATATCAATTTGATGAGTTCGCAGCCCAGACAGCACTAAGCAATTATGCCAAAGAGTTGATGATAGACGCTACCAGACCGTTCCCAGCTAGGTTCTGTGCAGCTGTTAGGGATGGGGATTTCAGATGGTTTGTGGATTCCATGCCGACAGTTGAGGAGATCGAACTCCACCAATTAGATCCTACAAGATTACATAATAAGGTAAGAGCCTTAAACAATGGCATATCGGTACTAAACTTAATAACCGGCACCACCCCTGATCAGCCGCCTAAACAACCAAGAGCAGAGTCATCATTAAACCAAACTGTAGGGCATTCGGTATCCACTAAAGACCTACATATTCTGTACACTGCAATAACAGCAGATCAGAATGTTATATCCAGTAAAGGGTTCCATACGATATTAAACAAAAACAACTTGAACTATATACAGACCACCAGAAACGCACAGAGAGGTAGGTTTATTGAGGGTCGTATAAATTGGAACATAACCCCGTTAGATATAGCATCGCTTATTGATATAACTTCTGAGCACGCCACCATCCAACCTAACAAGGACTTAATTGCCATAGCCGTATGATATCCTCATCCACAACCATCACAATAGATTTTGAGACTACTTATAGCACTCATCATACGCTAACGAAGATGACATACCCAGAGTATATCAACGACCCACGGTTTAAAGTCTTCGGCATGGGCATTCACATCTCATCCACCACCACCTATATCCATACAGATAATATCCAGCAATACTTAGATAAACTATTCGTCCCTGATAATGACATTATTTTAGTATGCCATAACACGATGTTCGACGCGGCTATATTGTCATTGTACTATCACTGTATACCGCCACGTGAATATAGAGACACTCAGTTATTCTCCGCCTTCCTATGGCCAGGGAACTCAGTATCGCACTCGTTAGCGGCACTGATCAGAAGAGTAAACCCAGCGCATAGAAAAACCACCGAACTGTTTAACACTAAGAACTTAGACACACTCACAACAGCACAGGCACACGAACTTAAAAAGTACTGTATAAACGATGTAAATATAACAATGGTGTGTTACAACCAGTTGTTACCGCATATACCGTCCAAAGAGTTAGAGCTGATGGACTTAACCTTACGTATGTATAACGAGCCGCATCTGGTACTAGATAGGCCACGGACAAAGCGAGCACTGACAGCGGAGATATTATATCGTAATAAGTTGTTAGATAACGCTCCTATTACTCGTGCTCAGTTAGCCAGTAACAATAAGTACGCTGCATACTTAGAGTCGTTAGGGATAGAGGTACCAACTAAGATATCACCTATTACCGAGAAGTTAACATATGCCTTAGCGAAGAATGACATTGAATACCAGCAACTGCAGTACGATAACCCTGACCTACAACCACTATGGGACGCACGGCAAGCAGTGAAGTCGCGGTTAAACGAAACTAGAGCACAACGGTTCTTAGATACTGCTGACCCAGTAACTAACCTTATGCCTGTACCGCTTAAATACTATGGAGCGCGTACTGGTAGGTACTCAGCTAGCCAGAAGATCAACATGCAGAACTTACCATCCCGCGGTAAGTCCAGAGAGCTCAGGCATTGCTTAACAGCACCAACTGGATATAAATTAATAGTTGCTGACTCTGCTCAGATAGAGGCTCGTGTATTAGCGTGGGTAGCGGGTCAGGATAATATAGTTAGTGCCTTCACTAAAGGAACTGACGTATATAAAGTAGCTGCCTCTGGTATATATAAAAAAGATATAGACACTATCACTAAGCAGGAGCGGTTCGTAGGGAAGACAGCAACATTAGGGCTAGGTTATGGCGCGGGTTGGAAGAAGTTCAGAGATATGCTGAAGTCAGGAGCAATGGGCCCGAAGATGGATCTATCGGACACACAAGCGAAAGATATTGTCTATGGTTGGAGAGAATCTAACGGGGCGATAGTAAACTTCTGGGGTACGATGGGGACAGCGATTGAGCTTATGCAGACTGTGACAGAGGAAGAGCCGCTGTTAAACTGTAAGGGTATTCTGTCTGTAAGACCCAACCAACTAGTAACCCCTGGTGGATTGTCACTATGGTACCCCGACCTCACCACTATCTACCCTGATAACTCATACGATTACCCTGAAGTAACTTACGGTAACAGTAAGACTAGGTATCGTATATATTCTGGAAAAATGGCGGAGAATTGTGTTCAGCACCTAGCGAGGAACGTTGTCATGTACCAGATGCTAGATATATCTAAACTACCAGATACTATTGTAGTGGGTACTGTACACGATGAGGTATTAGCATTAGTACCTGAAGAATTAGCTGAAGAACGCCTCAACCAAATGATAGAGATAATGAGAACACCCCCATCTTGGGCACCTGACTTACCGTTAGATGCTGAAGGTAATATTGCTGATAACTATGGAGACGCTAAATAATGGCATTTAATACAAAATTCCCCGCCCATCTAAAAGTTGATGGGTTCGAGCCTCAAACGAAGCTAACACCCCCTATAAAAACTTGGTCATTCTCCGGTTTACAAAAGTTCGAAGAATGTCCATACCACATATTCCTACAGAAGGTTAAGAAATTACCAGACCCCAGTGGGCCAGCGGCACAAAGAGGTTCAGAAATTCACGATAAAGCGGAGCAATATGTAGATGGAAGAATTAATGATTTACCGAAAGAACTCAGCCGTTTTGAACGTGAGTTTAAAGACCTCCGAAAACTCTACGAAGACAATAAGGTTGAGTGCGAGGGTGAATGGGCTTATGACAGAGATTGGACATCCGGTGATTGGCAGATGGACGAAATATGGCTACGGGCTAAACTCGATGTACTGATACATGAGTCTGAAACTTCAGCTGTAATTATCGACCATAAAACAGGTCAGAAACGAGGGAATGAGGTTAAGCACGGCTCACAAGTAATGCTATATGCCATCCTCACTTTCCTTCGATTCCCTAAACTTGAATACGTAAGTTCTCGGTTGTGGTATTTAGATAAAGGAGAAACTACTGAGCAAAACTACACCCGAGAACAAGCGATGGCGTTCTTACCCAAATGGGATGAGAGAGCTAATAAATTAACCGATTGTGTATCATTCCACGCAACTCCTAATTGGAATAGTTGTAAATGGTGCTCATATAAAAAATCAGGAGAATGCGATTTCGCATATATTAAATAAATGACTACAGTAATTGATAAAAAAATAATTAACGTTTCAGTAAACGAACCCACACCTGACCTACCTCCGCCTGAGCGAAAGAAGCGACCTGCAATACTAAACGGGCAGACTGCCAAAATACAGGTCGGTGGGTCTCCAACAGATCAGTTCAACTGCTATCTAACGCTGAACTGTTTAGACACTAACGTACCTTTTGAAGTGTTCATTGATTCCAGTCATACTGATAACGTACACTATGTAAAAGCTATATCCAGATTAGCTAGTGCCATGCTTAGATCAGATGATCCTAAACTCAACCTAGAATTTATTGGTAATGAGTTAGCTAAGATACACGCTAATGATGGATACTTTGCAAAAGTAGCAGGTAAGAAGAAAGGGAGTTACCAGAATGGGGTCGTGCAACATATCGGAAGAACACTTATCTCATTGCACAATAAAGTCACCTCCTCTGAACCCGAAGAAGAGTTACATATTAAACCAGAATGGATTACAGGACTCGAATGCCCTAAATGCAAAAGACCTACGCTAACTAAGATAGGTGGATGTACTAAATGTATGGATACCGAGGGGTGTCAGTACGAAGGGGAGTGTGGTTAACGCCTCTCTTAAATAAAGGAGTTACATATCTATGTTTGATGAAATATGGTTTTTATATGAGAAAACAACAGCAGGAAGAATAGAGACGATTATGATATCCAATAAGGATCCGCAGTTTAAACAAATAAGAAGTAAACCCACGCTGTATAAATTACCTAAAAGAGAAGTGGATTTGTTGCTTAACTTAGAAGAGATAGTAGATCTACACGCCAAATCACTTAAACTATGGAAGAAGAAACGCACTTACTACATGGAAACATTTTACAAAGAGGGTATAAACGGTATGTAGATAGTATCTGCATAAGGACAGGAGTAATAGTTATTACCCTTACCACAATATTAATATTTACATATCCGCTTTGGGGTATGTAATCAACCTAAGGAGTATATTATGGATGAGTATGAGAATGAAGATGAGTTTTACGAACAGGCTCTAGAAGACTTAGAGCATTACGAAAAT